TCCTATATCTAATAATTATCCTTTCTTTTTTAAACCAATTCAAGATGGTATGGATAAACCAAAAACTGAATTAGCTTACAGAGTTCCTGCATCTAAGATTACTAAAAAAAACATGTATGATATTGGAGATGAAGAACTTGAAGGATTAGATACAACTATTGATTGGAAAAATACATCTGATAATTCATATGATGTAGAAAAATTACAATTACTTTTACATGACGAAAGTGGAAAGTGGGAAAGGCCAGAAAATATATTAAATAACTGGCGTGTTACAAAAACATGTTTAAGATTAGGTAGTAAAATAATTGGAAAATGCATGATGGGTTCTACTTCTAATGCATTAGACAAAGGTGGTAATAACTTTAAAAAATTATTTGAAGATTCCGATTGTTCTAAACGAAATGCTAATGGTCAAACTAAATCAGGATTATATAATTTATTTATTCCTATGGAATGGAATTTTGAAGGATACATAGATATATATGGTATGCCTGTATTAATAACACCAATTAAATCATTAAAAGGTATTGATGGAGAATCTATTAATATTGGTGCAATTAATTATTGGAAAAACGAAGTAGATTCATTGTCTTCTGATCCAGATGCATTAAATGAGTTTTATAGACAATTTCCTCGAACAGAATCTCATGCGTTTAGAGACGAATCTAAGATGTCTTTATTTAATTTAACTAAAATATATCAACAAATAGATTATAATGATTCTTTAATAAAAGAACATTTTGTTACTCAAGGTTCTTTTAGATGGAAAGATGGTGTTAGATACTCAAGTGATTTGGAGTCCAAATAAAAATGGAAGATTTTTTGTAACTTGGACACCAAGAAAAGAATTGCAAAATAGAGTTGTTGAAAGAAACGGAAAGAAGTATCCTGGGAATGAACACTTAGGTACTTTTGGATGTGATTCTTATGACATTTCAGGTGTAGTTGTTGGTAAAGGATCAAATGGGTCTTTACATGGTTTAACTAAATTTAATATAGATGAAGCTCCTTCTAATCATTTTTTTTTAGAATATATAGCTCGACCTCAAACTGCAGAAATATTTTTTGAAGAAGTATTAATGGCATGTATATTTTTTGGAATGCCAATTTTATGTGAGAATAATAAACCTCGTTTATTATATCATTTTAAAAACAGAGGTTATAGAGGTTATTGCATGAATAGACCAGATAAGAGGTATAACAAGCTTTCTCGTACAGAAAAAGAGTTAGGTGGTATTCCGAATACATCAGAAGATGTAAAGCAGTCTCACGCATCTGCTATAGAATCTTATATTGAAAAACATATAGGATTAGATATGATAGGTGAGTATAGAACAAAAGATGATATGGGTGAAATGTATTTTGGAAGAACTTTGTCTGATTGGGCAAAATTTGACATAAACAATAGGACTAAGTTTGATGCTTCAATTAGTTCAGGGTTAGCTATAATGGCTAATCAAAAACATATGTATACACCAGTCGAAAAACAATCAAAAATAAGCATTAACTTTGCAAGATATAATAATAAAAGCTCAGTAAGTCAACTACTTAATAAATGAAAGAAGTAAAAATAAATTTACAGTCAGCAGCATTTCCAAATCAATTCGTTTCAGATGCTGAAAAGGATACAGATGAATATGGATTGCAAATTGGACAAGCAATACAATACGAATGGTTTCGTAAAGATGGTAATCAATGTAGATTCTACAGCCAATGGCAAGAATTTAATAGACTAAGACTTTATGCAAGAGGAGAACAATCTGTCGCTAAATATAAGAATGAATTAGCCATTGATGGTGATTTAAGTTATTTAAATTTAGATTGGACACCTATAGCTATTATTCCTAAATTTGTTGATATAGTTGTAAACGGAATGTCAGATAGATTATTTGAGGTTAAAGCTTACGCACAAGATGCAATGTCTTCTGAAAAAAGAGGAGAATTTGAAGAGTTAGTACGTGGCAATATGTTAGCCGCACCTTTATTTAGACAAATAGAAGAAGACTTTGGAGTAAATGTATTTACTATGAGTGAAGATGAACTTCCTGAATCAGATGAGGAGTTAGCTTTATACATGAATTTAAAATACAAACCTGCTATAGAAATTGCAGAGGAAGAGGCAATAAATACAATGTTATCTCAAAATCATTATAATGATATTAGAAAAAGAGTTGATTATGATATTACCACAATTGGTATTGGTATAACAAGACATCAATTTCAATTAGGACAAGGCGTTGTGTTAGATTATGTTGATCCTGCAAACGTAGTATATAGCTATACAGAAGATCCACAATTTAAAGATTGTTTTTATTGGGGTGAAATAAAAACTGTTGGTATAACTGAATTAGTTAAAATTGATCCAGAAATTAATAATGATGATTTAGAAGTGATATCACAATATAGTCAAGCCTGGTATGATTATTTTAATGTAGCTCAATTTTACGAAAATAGTATGTTTGCAAGAGATACTTGTACGCTTATGTATTTTAATTATAAAACTACACATTCTTTTGTTTACAAGAAAAAACAAAATTCTTCTGGAAATTTTAAAACAGTAGAAAAAACTGATGAGTTTAATCCTCCACAAGAAATGATGGATGAAGGAAACTTTGAAAGAATAGAAAAAAAGATTGACGTATGGTATGATGGTGTAATGGTTATGGGTACTAATATTATATTGAAATGGGAAATGGCTAAAAATATGGTTCGTCCAAATGCCGCCTCTCAATATGCTTTACCTAATTATATAGCTTGCGCACCAAGAATGTACAAAGGAACTATAGAATCTTTAACTCGTAGAATGATTCCTTTTGCAGATTTAATACAAATGACTCATTTAAAAATACAACAAGTAGTTTCAAGAGTTGTTCCAGATGGTGTTTTTATTGATGCTGATGGATTAAATGAAGTAGATTTAGGAACAGGTAATGCTTATAATCCAGAAGATGCTTTAAGATTATACTTTCAAACAGGTAGTGTTGTTGGTAGAAGTTATACTCAAGATGGAGAATTTAATAATGCCAGAGTTCCTATTCAACAATTAACTGCGTCAAGTGGTGCAAACAAAATGCAAATGTTAATTCAGAATTATAATCATTATTTAGATATGATTAGACAATGTACAGGATTAAATGAAGCAAGAGATGGTTCTACACCAGATCCTAATTCTTTAGTTGGTGTTCAAAAATTAGCAGCATTAAATAGTAACACTGCAACCAGGCATATTTTACAAGGAAGTTTATATATTACAAGAACTATAGCAGAAGCTTTATCTATAAGAGTGGCTGATGTTTTAGAATATTCTGAATTCAAAGATGAGTTTGCAATGCAAATTGGAAAATATAATATTAAATTATTAGGAGATATAAAGAATTTATATTTACATAGTTTTGGAATATTTATAGAACTTACTCCTGACGAAGAAGAAAAAGCTTTATTGGAAGCAAATATTCAAATGGCTTTATCTAAAAACGATATTAGTTTAGAAGATGCAATTGATGTTAGAGAATTAAGAAACATTAAAATGGCTAATCAACTTCTTAAATTAAAACGTAAGAATAAACAAGAAGCCGAGCAACAACAACAAATGCAGATGCAGCAGATGCAAGCGCAAATGGCAATGCAAGCGCAACAAGCTACAGCGGCATTAGAAGCTCAAAAAATACAAATGGAAACTCAATCTAAAATGCAATATCGACAAGCAGATATTTCTTTTGAAATTGAAAAACTAAAAGCAGAAGCAGAATTAAAAAGAAGTTTAATGGAAACTGAATTTAATTACCAAATGCAATTAAAAGGAGTTGAACAATCCCAATTAAATAATAGAGATCAACAAAAAGAAGATTCTAAAGATTTTAGAACAAAACTACAAGCGACTCAACAATCAAAAATGATTGAACAAAGAAAGCGTGATTTACCTTCTATAAATTTTGAATCTAACGAAGATAGTTTAGATGGTTTTGACTTAGCAGAATTTGATCCACGATAATATGTCAGACCCAATAAAAAAAAATAGAAAGAAAAATTTAAGAAATCTTGAGCGAAATAAGTCTGGAAAAGATGCTACTGTAAGAATGGCGTTTTATCCTAATGAGTCTAAAAGAGAAAAGGGAGGGAAAGTAAATAAAAAAAAGACAAGACATTATGCTGCTCCTGCAATTACTTTTAAAGGTCAAGAAGAAGAAAAGAAACAAACTTTTAACCAGGCCTTAGCGGCAGGCGAACTGTATGAGTTTAAAAGTAAACGAAGAGCTGAAAAATTTGCAGCTGGTTCTTGGAAAAAAGGCGCAGAAAGAAGAGAGGCTATGAAAGCTTATAGAAAAAAGAAAAAATCAGAACGATCTTAATTATAAAACACGTCAATAATTTAAATAAATAAGTATTAACTTTACAAAAATTAAATCAAATGGAATTAAAAGTAAAAGAAGTAAAATTAGTAGAAGAGAAATCAGCACAAGAAATTGAAGCATCTCTTTTAAAAAAACATGAGGAAGGGTTTCAAGATTCACCTCAAAACGAAACAGAAATAGTATCTACAATTGAACCTGAAACGAAAGTAGAAGAAATAATTGTAGAAGAAGAAAAAGCTCCCTCGTCAGAGTTAAATGACGAAGATGTTCTTTCTTATATTAAAAATAGATATGACAAGGAAATATCTTCTGTAGATGAATTGTTTGCGCAAACCAAAGACAATAGCGATTTACCAGAAGATGTTTCGGCTTATTTTAAATATAAAAAAGAAACAGGTCGAGGAATAGAAGATTTTGTAAACCTGCAAAAGGATTACGATCTAATGGAAGACGATCAATTATTGGCTAATTATTATGGCACTACCGAAGAAGGTTTAGATGCTATAGATATTCAAGATTTAATGGATGAAAAGTTTTCATATGATGAAGACTTAGATGATTCTAAACAAATTAAGAAAATTAAATTATCCAAAAAAAGAGAACTTGCAAAAGCAAAGAAGTTTTTAAATGAACAAAAAGATAAGTATAAAATTCCTCTTGAGTCAAGTGGGGATGGATTATCTGAAGAACAAGAAAAAAATCTTAATGCTTATAAAAGTTATAAAAGCGAAACAGATGCTATTCAAACATCAACAGAAAAAAAACATAAATTTTTTCTTGAAAAAACTAATGAGGTTTTTGGCAATGAATTTAAAGGTTTTGAGTTCAATGTAGGAGAAAAAGATTTAACTTTTAAACCTGGAGATGCGAATGAGTTAAAAAATGTTCAGTCTGATATCCTAAATTTTATAAATAAATATATGGATAAAGATACTGGATTAATGAAGGATGCTAAAGGGTATCATAGATCATTATCTATGGCACTTAATCCTGACAAATTTGCGCAGTTTTTTTATGATCAAGGAGTTACTTCGGCAGTTGATAATGTAGCCAAAAAGTCTAAAAACATCGATATGGATGTTAGACCATCGAATACATCTTTCAGCAAAGACGGATTAAAAATTAGATCAGTAGGAGACAAGAGCAGTGGACGTGGACTAAAAATTAGAAGTATTAAACAAGTTTAACTAAAAAAATTTAAAAATTATGGCGGTATTACCATCCCCAGGCTTTCAGTTGCAGCCAAGTGCGCAACAACAAGTCTTATCAACAAATTACATAACTAACTTTGATTTCTTAAATCAGTATCTACCAGATACTTATGAAAAGGAATTTGAGAGATATGGAAATAGAACTGTGGCATCATTCCTTAGAATGGTTGGCGCAGAAATGCCTACTAACTCTGACATGATCAAATGGGCAGAGCAAGGTAGATTACACACTAAATACACTAACTGTACGTTAGCAGGTGTTGGTGGAGGTGCAGGTGTAGCTCTAACAGCAGTTGTTACTATTGCAGATGTATTTGATCCTACATTAGTAGCTAATCAAACTACTCCAGCAATTAGAGTAGGTCAAACATTAATGTTCTCAGATAACACTGCAGGTTCAGCATTAAGCAACAAAGCAGTTGTTACAGTTGCTCCAGCAGCAGGTGCAGTAACATTTACTGTTGCTTTTTATGAAGCTACTCAGTTAATTCCTAATGCTACAGCTTGTACTATGTTCGTTTACGGATCAGAATTCAAGAAAGGTGATTTAGGAATGGTTGGTTCATTAGAATCTGACGATTTATTTTTCTCAAACAAGCCGATTATCTTAAAAGACAAATATTCTGTCTCAGGATCTGACATGGCTCAAATTGGTTGGGTAGAAATACAAAGTGAAAATGGTGCGACTGGATACTTATGGTATTTAAAGTCTGAGCATGACACAAGATTACGTTTTAAAGATTACATGGAAACATCTATGATTGAAGCTGTTCCTGCAGCAAATGGTTCTGGTGCAGAAGTTGCATTAAGTTCAGCAGCAGGTGGAGCAGGAATTGTGAATGCAGGTTCTGAAGGAATTTTCTACGTTGTTAAACAAAGAGGTAATGTATTTGGTGGAGGAAATCCAGTAGTACTATCTCAATTTGACGATGTAATCCAAAGACTTGACAAGCAAGGAGCAATTGAAGAAAATGTAATATTTGTAAACAGACAATTCTCATTTGATATAGATGATATGTTAGCTGCACAAAACTCTTACGGAGCAGGTGGAACTTCATATGGTTTATTTGACAATGATAAAGACATGGCTTTAAATCTTGGATTTACAGGATTTAGAAGAGGTTATGACTTTTACAAGTCTGATTGGAAATATCTAAACGATCCTACTATGAGAGGTGGTATTAATGCAGGTGGAGTTAATGGTCTTTTAGTTCCAGCAGGCTCAACTTCTGTATATGATCAAATCTTAGGTAAGAACGCTAAGAGACCTTTCTTACACGTAAGATACAGAGCTTCTGAAACTGAAGACAGACGTTACAAAACTTGGATTACTGGTTCAGCTGGTGGTGCAAGAACATCTGATCTTGATGCAATGGAAGTAAACTTCTTGAGTGAGAGAGCTGTATGTACTTTAGGTGCAAACAACTTCTTCTTATTCGAAAACTAAGAAGTATTATTAAAGAGTGATAAAAAGGGGAGGTTAATTCCTCCCTTCTTTATTTTTTATAAATCAAATTAAATTATATTATAATGAAAAAAGTACAACAATATACCAGCAAGACGTATAAGTTATTACATGGAAAATCTCCACTTTCTTATATGCTATCATCCAGACATTCTTTACGTTCACCTCTTTTATGGTTTGACGATTCAACTGGAGAAAACAAAGCTTTAAGATATGCAAAAAACCAAAAAAGTCCTTTTGAGGATGAACAAGATGGTAATGCTATATTAGAAGCAATTGTTTTTGAAGACGGAATGTTATCGGTTACTAAACAAAATCAAATACTTCAAAAGTTTTTACATTTTCATCCAGGGAATGGAACGCTTTTTACAGAAGTTAATTATGAGGCGGATGCTGCAGCAGAATTGCAATTTGTAGAAGAAGCTTTAGATGCACAAATTTTAGCTAAAGCATTATCTTTAGATAAACTTATAACTGTATGTAGAGTATTAATGGGGCAAAAAGTTGACAGAATGTCTTCAGCTGAATTAAAAAGAGATATTTTAATTTACTCTAAAAATGAACCTCAAGAATTTATGAGAGTTTTAAGAGACCCAATGTTAGAATTACAAGATTTAGTATATCAATTTTTTGATGCAGATTTATTAAGTTTAAGAAATGGTAACAAAGATGTTTATTTTAATTTAAAAAGAAATAAAGAAAAAATGTTAACTATTCCTTATGGTGAAGAACCTGTATATATAGTAGCTTCACATTTCCAATCTGATGATGGAGTCGAAGCTCTTAAATTACTTAAATCTTTATTAAATAAAGACAAAAAATAGTATCAATAAAATAAAACTGTTTTAGAAGCTACCTTAAAAGGGTAGCTTTTTTTTTGTTATCTTTGTACTTTATTAACTCATAAATTATATTATTATTATGAACAAATTTTTAAGCATTCCAGTTACTGGAGAAGGAAGTCAGTTAGTGCCAATGACAGATGTTAAAGTTATTAATGTAGGAAATAAATCTGGCGCAACAGACGCTACTGTTACTACATTGTTTTATTCATCAGGAAAAGCAATTGAAATTACTCACGCCTCAGTAGGTGCAGCATCAGCAACAAATTCAGGAACACAATTTAGATCATTTTTACAAACCAACTTAATTGATTCGTTAGGTACTGGTTGGACAGAAGTGGCTCGAATAGCATCTCCAAAATTTGCTGTAAGTAATATAGTAATTTCAACTTATTAACTAACTTTTAAATCTTTATTATTATGGAAAAATATTTAAGCATACCAGTCATTGATGCAAATGGCGCAAACAGTCAAGATCAATTAATATCAATAGCAGGAATTAGACAAGTAGGGCAACCTACAACTACAACTGTTTCTATCAATTATTTAGGTGGAAAAACAGCTACTTTAACATGGCCAGCAGCATATGCTTCGCCACAATTACAATTATCTGTTCAATTAGCAGTAAGAGATGCCTTGGCATCAGGATGGACAAACCTTAGTCATTCATTTGATCCAAAAGGTTTAGTACCAGGAAAACCAGTTATTAATCCGCTAACATCAATAGTGATAGCATAAAAAATGATATTAAACATGGAAAAATTTATAAACTTTAAACAACTTGATGTAGTTCAAACCGTAACAAGTACTGCCTCAGGAACTGCCTCTTCAAAATTAATTTCTGCAGGAGCAAATTTTACACAAAAAGTTCTTCTTAATGCAATAGTTTGGGATAGAACCACTGGCGCAGCTAATGGAGGACAAAAATATGTTGTAACAGCTGTAATAGATGCTGAATTAACTTTAGTGCCAATAGGGCCAACTGCTGATCAAGGTACAGGAGTACCTGATGCAGTAGCTGTATTTATTTATATGCCAGAATATACTGTAAGACTTTACGGAGCAGCTGATGGAACAGCGGCTTATAAACTTGTTGATTCTTCAGAGAATTTTCAATATCAAAACGTATCTGTTGGAGATTATGTTTATGACATAACTGGAGATGCAACTGCACAAATTACAGCAATAGATTCATCAACTCAATTAAGTGTATCATCTGATATATTTGTAGCTGGTGATAATTATTTAATTTCTTCTTTACAACCTGACGATTTTGATAATTTAGTAAGATCAGCAGATATAGCAGATGTGTCAAATGATGCAACTACTTCTTCTGAAATAGAAATTACTTATAATCCAGCAGGAAGTAACGTAGGTCAAATTGATTACGCTTATTCTAATACTGTAGGAGCAAATGCAGATATGAGAGGTGCAATTCAAGATGCAGTTCAAGCTTCTTTAGAAACTGAATGGTCAGAAAACACTTATGAGTTCCCTGGTCTTCTTAATGCTAAAAGTGCAACAAATGCAACTTACCTTGGTGGAAAAGAATATTTCTTTTTAAGATTTCAGTAATATTTAATTAATAATTTAACTAACTAAATCAGGAGCTACAAAAAAAGTAGCTCCTTTTTTTTTTCTTATCTTTGTTTTAAATTTTTTAAGTCATGCCTGCAAACATAAATGTAGTTCGTACAACTGTTTTAGCTATTGCTAATAAAAATAATTACGGATACATAACTCCACAAGATTTCAATCTATATGCTCAACAAGCACAAATGGATTTATTTGAAGATTATTTTTATCAATATAATAGTTGGATCATAAAAGAAAATCAAAGAACTTCTGGTATAGGATATGCAAACATTGTAAAAAGTTTAGAAGAAGTAATAGATTCATTTTCTATAGAATCTTTTTTATCTCAACCAGCAGCACAAGTTGGTATTGCTAATATATATGCATTACCTCTTGATTATTATTTAATCAATAAAGTATTTTATTATCCAAATGCAATCGATACAGGAACAAATACAGTTGTAGCTGCATTTAAATTAACAGATTCTGCAGCACAATTTTCTGTATTAACAGCTCCTACAACGCCACCAATTGGAAGTATAATAGTAAACACTACTACGAATGAGCAATGTTACGTAACAGCTATAGATAACACTACAACACTATCTATAAGTGACGATATTATGAATTTAAATGATAGTTATATTATATATACAAATACTAATATATCTGAAGTAGAAAGAGTTAGTCAAAACAAATTGTTTTATTTAACAAGTTCGCCTTTAACAGCACCTTCAAATCAATTTCCTGCTTATGTTTTAGGAAACAACAATATTACTGTTTATCCTTCAACTATTGTAGGATCAGCAAGTATAAAAACGCAATATATACGTTATCCTTTAGTTCCTAATTGGACTTTTAGTTTAGTAACAAATGGAGAACCAGTTTTTAATCCTTCTGCAGCTCTTGGTTTTCAAGATTTTGAATTGCATTTATCAGATGAGCCAGGGCTTATTGCAAAGATTTGTCAATATGTTGGAATAGAAATTAGAGAAGCAGATGTGTATAAATTTGGTGCTACAGAAATAGCTGAAGAAAATCAACAAACAAGTTAATTATGGCATATATTACAGATTATCAATATTACGAAAATAATGGAGCAAATCCTGAAGATGCAAATTGGGGTTCATATCAATATGTAAATTTAAAAGATATTGTAAATAATTTTATGCTTATGTATCAAGGTAATCATGAATTATTAAATAATTTAAATAGATATCAAGTTTTGTTTTATGCAAAACGTGGTATTCAAGAATTAAATTATGATGCCATGAAAGAAATTAAAATTTTAGAACTTGAAATTGGACAAGATTTAAGATTTATTTTACCGCAAGATTATGATAATTGGTTAGACTGTCTTTATATCAAGGTGGTATACTATATCCTATGACAGAAAATATTCAAACTAATTGGGCAACAGCTTATTTACAAGACAATAACAATAAAATATTATTTGATCAAAACGGAAATGTTTTAAAACCAGAGTTTTCTACACTTGATTTTGATAGAATAAGAGGACAAAAAAAATCTATTTATTTAAACGCAAATAGTCCATATAACAATTCATTAGGTTATTTTTTAGATGGTGGATGGTATTTTGATTATAATCTTGGAAGTAGATTTGGTTTAAATACAGAAACTGCAAATGCAAATCCTACATTTAGTATAAATAAAAAAGCTGGAGTTATTAATTTTGACTCTTCAATGTCAAGTAGAATAGCTGTATTAGAATATGTTTCAGATGGAATGGAAACAGGTAATGATGCTGATGTAAGCGTAAATAAGTTATTTGAAGATTATATATATGCATTTATTAGATATTCATTATTAAATGGTAAATTAGGAGTACAAGAGTATATTGTTAATAGAGCAAGAAAAGACAAATCTTCTTTGTTAAGAAATGCAAAAATAAGGTTAAGTAATATACATCCTGGAAGACTTTTAATGAGTATGAGAGGAAAAGATAAATGGCTAAAGTAATATGGATGTAAAAAGCGTAGCTACCTTTGTAAAAGGTAGAATGAACAAAAGTATTGATGAACGTCTTGTACCTCAAGGCGAATACATTGATGCATTAAATGTACGTTTAGGAGCTACAGAGACTACTGAAGTAGGTGCTGTTGAAAATAGTAAAGGAAATGATCAACTTACTGAGTTGCGTTTTGCTTCAATATTACTATCTTCTCAAGCAAGATGTATAGGGGCATATGATGATGGAATGAATGAAACTATGTATTGGTTTGTTCATGATCCTGCGCATCCACAATCAGGTGTTACAGGAATAGTAGATTTAGTTGTTTCTTTAAACACAATTACTAATATAGTCAACTATCATGTTGAAAGTACAAGTGTTTTAAATTTTGATGAAAAATTTTTAATAACAGGAGTTGATTTAATAGACAATTTGTTATTTTGGACAGACGATAAAAATCCTCCAAGAAAAATAGATGTAAGACGTAATTATCCAACACCAGTTGCTGTAATAGATATAATAGTAGAAGAAGATATTAGTGTTGTTAGAAAGCCACCAGGCTTTCAAGTATTAGATACAATTACTGCTCCACTTATTAGATTAATAAGAATACCTAATGAAGAAAATTATTTAGAAGATAAGTTTATAAGTTTTGCTTATAGATATCGTTACGAAGATCAAGAATACAGTGCAACTTCTTTATTTACTACACCTGCTTTTCAACCAGGGCCTTTTGAATTTGATTATTCAAATTTTTATAATGGTTCAATGCAAAATAAATTTAATGGAGCTGAAGTTTCATTTAACACTGGTTCAAAACGTGTTATTGCAATTGATGTTTTATATAAATTTAGTAACAGTACAACAATATTTTTAATAGAAAGATTTGATAAGCTTAACCAAGGTTGGCCAGATAACACAACACATACAATAACTTTTTCTAATAGTAAAATTTATACAGTTTTAGGAAGTGATGAGATTTTAAGGTTGTATGATAATGTGCCAAGAATAGCAAAAGCTCAAACTATCATGGCTAATAGATTAGTTTATGGTAATTATGTAGATGGATACAATATAACAAATGCAGGAGGACAAATATTAGATATTGAATATTATCTTAAAACTATATCAGTTCCTGTTGGTTTATTTCGACTTCCTTTTCCAGTTTTAAGCAATGGAATACCTTATCAAATAAACTTTACAGTTTCTACAACTGCAATACAACAATGTGTTGCTACGTTTGATTTAGCAACAATTGCAGACAAACTTTTATCAGGTTCACAATTTGTTTTATCATTAACAATTCAAACAATTGTAGTACAAGCATATGCGGAAAACAATACTACAGGTGCAAGAACTCAGTGTACATCTGATAATACTCCTTCTAATGGATGTACAGGATGGGAACAAAGTAATGTTGTAACTTCATTTGAAATCGAATGTTTTGTAGATTTAACAGAAAGTTATACAGGAACATCAGCTGTATCAGATTTTGTTGCCTCTACAGATTTTGCAAAAGCTATAGGTACAATTGCACCACCAGCAACAGGAGCAAATTTTGAACCTTTATTAACTTCAGAAGATGGTTTTTCATTAACAGATAGTTTTAATTCATTAACAATTGCTCCTACTGCTTACGTTAAAACAAATAGTTCTATTAATAGTTCTGGAAATTTACAAGGTATTCTTATAACACCTCCTTCTACAGCTTCAGGAACGGAATTTTCTTTGCAACTTATTGCAATGGAATATGTTTTTAATAATGTTGGAACTGGATTTACTATTCACAGTT